GAAGAACATGCGTTTAGAGACGAAACAAAAAATAGTATATTTAATTTAGCAAAAATTTACGAACAAATTGATTACAATGATGAAGTCGCAAATCTGTCACAAGTTACCCTTGGCAGCTTTACGTGGAAAAATGGAATTAAAGACACAGAGGTACAGTTTACGCCAAACTTTAATGGAAGGTTTAAAGTCAGCTGGGTTCCGAATGTGAAATTACAAAATAATATTATAATTAAAAACGGTATAAAACATCCAGGTAATGAACATATAGGTGCGTTTGGGTGTGATAGTTATGATATATCTGGTACTACAGATGGTCAGGGTTCAAAAGGTTCATTACACGGTTTAACTAAGTTTAGCATGGAAAACGCTCCTGCTAATATGTTCTTTTTAGAATACATAGCTAGACCACAAACAGCGGAAATGTTTTTTGAAGACGTTTTAATGGCATTAGTATTTTACGGTATGCCTTTACTAGCAGAAAACAATAAACCAAGACTTTTATATTATTTAAAAAGAAGAGGCTATAGAGGCTATTCAATGAATAGACCTGATAAAGCTAAAAATAAATTATCAGTTACAGAAAAGGAAATAGGTGGAATACCTAACTCAAGCGAGGACATAAGACAAGCCCACGCTGCTGCGATTGAAACATATATTAACGATCATGTTGGTATTACTGGAGATGGAACATATGGAAGCGTATATTTTAATAGAACATTAAATGATTGGGCTAAGTTTGATATAAACAAAAGAACAAAATTTGATGCTGCTATAAGTTCAGGCTTAGCTATTATGGCTTGTAATAAAAATAAATACAAGCCAAATGTTGAAAGAATCAAATCAAAAGTAAATATTAATTTTTCAAAATACGAAAATAAAGGAACTACATCAAAAATAATAAAAAATTATGGCTGAATCAGTTATGAAAAACTACTTTCCAAGTCAAACGGCTAGCGATGATAAAAAGATCTCGATGGAGTATGGCTTAGAAGTTGCTAAAGCTATAGAAAATGAGTGGTTTAAAAAATCATCTGGTATTAACAGATATTTACAAAATCAAAATAATTTTCATAAACTAAAGTTATACGCTAGAGGAGAGCAAAGCATACAAAAATATAAAGATGAATTATCTATTAATGGTGATTTATCATATCTTAATTTAGATTGGAAGCCAGTTCCTATTATACCTAAATTTGTTGATATAGTTGTAAACGGTATAGCTGAAAGAACATATGATATAAAAGCATATTCGCAAGATCCATATGGCGTACAAAAAAGAACAGCATATATGCAATCTTTAATGGTTGATATGGAAACCGTATCAATAACTGATTATATAGAACAAAATTTTGGAATAAATTTATCTAATACTCCTAAAGAAAATTTGCCAGCTAATGATGAAGAATTGCAACTACATATGCAATTAAACTACAAGCAGGCTATCGAAATAGCTGAAGAACAAGCTATTCAAACAATATTTAATCAAAACAATTACGAACTAACTAAGAAAAGATTCTATTACGATTTAGCCGTTATAGGTGTAGGTTGTGTAAAAAATATTTTTACTCAATCAGAAGGAATTAAAATAGAGTATGTTGATCCTGCAAATATAGTTTATTCAAAAAGTGAATCGCCTTATTTTGATGATTTATATTATATTGGCGAAATGAAATCAGTAAATTTAAATGAACTTAAAAAAGAATTTCCTGACTTAACTAATGAAGACATGGATCAACTGCTAAAAAATGGAGGTGGCAGTTATAATTTAACAAACAGATACACGCAACAAGCAAGTAGAGCAGATAATAATACTATAGAAGTTTTATATTTTAATTATAAAACCTATATGAATGAAGTTTATAAAGTTAAAGAAACTTCAACAGGCGCGGAAAAAATTATTAGAAAAACAGATGCTTTTAATCCACCAACAACAGAAGGATTAAGATTTGAGCGTATTGCTAAAAACGTAGAGGTTCTTTACGAAGGTGTATATATACCAGGGGCTCAAAAGCTTCTTAAATGGAATCTATGTGAGAATATGTTGCGAGAAAAGAGTGATGTTAATAAAGTAAAATTAAATTACTCTTTAGTTGCTCCTAGAATGTATAATGGAAAAATTGAATCTTTAGTCGGGCGTATTACAGGCTTCGCTGATATGATACAACTAACTCATTTAAAAATACAACAAATATTAGCTAGAATGGTTCCAGACGGTGTTTATGTTGATGCTGATGGTTTAGCTGAAGTTGATTTAGGTAATGGAACAAATTATAATCCTCAGGAAGCATTAAATATGTTTTTCCAAACTGGTAGTATAATTGGTAGGTCATTTACATCTGACGGTGATATGAATCCAGGTAAAGTTCCTATTCAAGAAATTAGTAATTCTGCAGGAACAAATAAACTAGCGGCATTAATAAGCACTTATAATTATTATATGCAAATGATTAGAGATGCTACTGGGTTAAATGAAGCTAGAGATGCTAGTACACCTGATAAACATGCTTTAGTTGGAATACAAAAATTGGCTGCTGCTAATAGCAATACAGCAACTAGACATATATTACAAGGTGGTTTATTTTTAACAGCTGAGACTGCTGAAAAAATATCATTAAGAATATCTGATGTACTAGAATATTCTCCAACTGCAAATGCTTTTATACAAAGTATTGGTGCACATAACGTTGCTACGTTAGGAGAATTGTCAGAGTTACATTTACATGACTTTGGTATATTTTTAGAATTAGAGCCTGATGAAGAACAAAAACAAGTATTAGAAAATAATATTCAAGTTGCAATAGGTCAAAATAATATTGAATTAGAAGATGCTATTGATATAAGAATGATAAAAAATGTTAAGTTAGCTAATCAATTGCTTAAACTTCGCAGGAAGAAAAAAATACAAAGAGATCAGCAAATAGCGCAACAAAACATACAGGCACAGGCTCAGGCTAATGCACAAGCGCAGCAAGTTGCAGCCCAAGCAGAAGTGCAAAAACAACAAGCGTTAACTCAAAGTAAAATTCAATTAGAGCAAGCTAAGAATCAGATGGACATGAATAAATTAATGCAAGAGGCTGATTTGAAAAAACAATTGATGATGTTAGAATTTGAAATGAATATGCAGTTGCATAACGCAAAAAATAATATTGAAAAAGAAAAAGTAAAAGAAAAAGAAGATCGCAAAGATGAAAGAACTAAAATACAGGCCTCTCAACAAAGCGAACTAATTAATCAACGTAAAAATAATTTACCACCTAAAAGCTTTGAATCTGGTGGGAATGATATTTTAAGCGGTGATTTTGGCTTAGGTGCATTTGAACCTAAGTAATATATAAATTGTATAATCATATAATATTTTATTATGGCAGAAAAAATTAAAGCAAAAGTTGTAGAGACTGAAGAAAAGTCTTTGCAAGAAAAAGAACAAGAAGTACAAAAAAATTCTGGATTCGACGAAGAATCTGGTATGTACAAAGTAGATTTAACACAACCACCTAAAAAAGACGAAGATGCCGTTCAAGAACAAGAAGCAGAAGATAGCTTGCCTAGCGGAAGCATCGAGACTGAAGAAGCTGGGGAAGAAGCCGAAGTGGGATTGCAAGAAGTACGACAAGAAGAAGAAGAAGTAGAAGAAGTATCTAAAGAAACTGAAGAAGAAACGATATTAGAAGAAATTACAAATGAAGAAGATACAACTGACGATACAGGAGTGGATGACAGCGATGAGATTACCGAGCCCGCACCGGAACAAGAAGAAATATTACAGGAAAACGAAGCACAAGAAAAAATAGAATATCCTGAAAATATTCAAGATCTAGTAAAGTTCATGAATGAAACAGGCGGAACTTTAGAAGATTATGTTGCGTTAAATAAAGATTATGAAAAATTTGAACAAATGGATTTATTGCATGAGTACTACACTCAGGCAAAACCACATTTATCAGTTGATGAAATTGCATTTTTAATTGATGACAAATTTTCGTATGATGAAGAAATTGACGATCCAAAAGATATTAAAAGAAAAAAATTAGCTTTTAAAGAAGAAGTTGCACAAGCAAAAAATCATTTAGAAAATCAAAAGGCTAATTATTATAAAGAAATAAAAGGTGGTTCAAGATTAACACCTGAAGCACAAAAAGCTATGGATTTTTTTAGTAGATATACTGAAGAAACACAAGCTAATGAAAAAATAACACAATCTCAAAGGAATGTGTTTAACAATAAAACCAATTCGCTTTTTAACGATAAGTTCAAAGGTTTTGAATATAATGTCGGAGATAAGAGATTTAGGTTTAATGTGAAGAATGTAAATGAGGTTAAAGAAACCCAGAGCGACATCAATAACTTTACTAAGAAGTTCTTGGATAAAGAAAATAAGATGGCAGATGCTCCTGGTTATCATAAAGCTTTATTTACCGCGATGAATTCTGACGCTATTGCTCAGCATTTTTATGAGCAGGGTAAAGCAGATGCTATTAAAGAATCTGTTAAAACTGCAAAAAACATTAATATGAACCCAAGATCAGGGCATCAAGAAGTTCAAGTTGGTGGTATGAAAGCAAGAGTTTTAGGAGAAGATTCATCTGGAATTAAACTAAAATTAAAAAACTATTAAAACTTATTAAAAAATGGCAACAAACGTTTCATTTTCCGGCCCAGCGGCTGGAAGTATAGTTACTCCTGCGGCTCAAAAAATGACGCTACAAAGTAATTATTTAAATTTTCATACAGGCGGTGTAAACTGGGCACAACAGTATTTACCTGAATTGTATGCTCAAGAAGTTGAAAGATATGGAAACAGATCTGTTTCTTCATTCTTGAGAATGGTAGGTGCTGAAATGCCTATGGCTTCTGATCAAGTTATTTGGTCTGAGCAAGGTAGATTACACTTAGCTTATACTGGAGAAATTAATCCTGTTACAGGAGCAATCGATGCTATCGTAGGTATTGATTCTGGTGCAACAGAAGCACACGCAATTAGAAAAGGTGCAACTGTAGTTTGTACAGTAGCAGGCGTTGTATTTAAAGCTTTTGTTACAGCTGGTATCGAAACCGCAACTAACGCATTAACTATCAAGCCTTACGGTGCAGAGAATGTTGATGATTTAGCTGGTATCGGAACTACTGATAACCAAGCGATTAAATTCTTCGTTTATGGTTCTGAATTTAACAAAGGTACTGACAGTATGACTGATTCTGTAGAGCCTGTATTCAAATCTTTCACTAACAAGCCAATGATTATCAAAGATCACTTTGAAATTTCTGGTTCTGATACTGCTCAAATTGGGTGGGTTGAAGTAAGTGGAGAATCTGGACAATCAGGTTACCTATGGTACATGAAGGCTGAAGGAGACACTAGAGTAAGATTTGAAGACTATTTAGAAATGACTATGATTGAAGCAGAAAAATCACATGCAAATGCTGTAGCTGATGTTCCTGCTGGATCTGAAGGATTATTATCTGCAATTGCAAACAGAGGTATGGTGGCAACGAATCAATTTGATTCTTCTACACCTGCAGCTGATAAACTTGCTGAATTTGATTTATTATTAAAAGAATTAGATAAGCAAGGATCAATTGAAGAAAATATGTTATTCTTAGATAGAGATGCTAATCTTTACATTGACGACTTACTTGCGGGGTTAAACCCACATGTAACTGGTGGTGTAAACTACGGTGTATTTGAAAATTCATCTGACATGGCGCTTAATTTAGGCTTTACTGGATTTAGAAGAGGTTCTTATGACTTCTACAAAACTGACTGGAAATATCTTAATGATGCTTCTACAAGAGGTCACGTAGGTGGGTTAAAAGGACTTTTAGTACCGGCTGGTACATCTTCAGTTTATGACCAACAATTAGGTAAAAACGTTAGAAGACCTTTCTTACACGTAAGATATAGAGCTTCTGAAGTAGATGATAGAAGAATGAAATCATGGATCACTGGATCAGTTGGCGGAGCTACTGCATCAGGTGTTGACAAGATGGAGATTCACTATCTTTCTGAAAGATGTTTAGTAACACAAGCTGCTAACAACTTTATCAGATTTGACTCTTAATAATTAATTTAAAGGAATGGGTGCTTCGGCACCCTGCCCTTTATTATAACTTTTATTATATTATATTATGGAAAAAACAAAAAAAACACAACCTATTGAAAAGGTAGTGGAAAAACCTGTAGAGGTTAAAAAAGAAATAAAAAAACAATACAAAGACAAAGTGTATGAATTAAATTTAAATCAAACACCTATTGTTTATGTATTAAAAAGCAGAGGTCTTTTTTGGTTTGATGAAAAGCTTGGTTATGAAAGAGAAATAAAATATTGTGAAAATCAAAAAACAATATTTGTTGATGAAATGAAAGGTCCAGAAAGATTAAGTCATATATTATTTAGAGACGGACAATTGTTTGTTCCTAAAGAAAAACAAACATTACAGAGTTTTTTAGATTTACATCCTTGGAATGGACAAAAATTTAAAGAATATAATCCTGTAAAAATTGCTGAAGATGACATGGAGTATCTTGAAACTGAAATTGAAGCATTAAATACAGCTCAAACATTAGATATTGATCGAATGGAGGCTATATTAAGAACAGAAGTTGGAAATAAGGTATCTATGATGAGTTCTAAGGAGGTTAAAAGAGATTGCTTGCTGTTTGCTAGAAAACAACCGCAACTATTCTTAGAATTAGCCAATGATGAAAACATAAATATTAGAAATGTTGGAATTAAAGCTACTGAAGCTGGAATTATAAAGCTATCAAATGACCAAAGAACATTTATGTGGGGTACAAATGATAGAAAACTTATGACAGTTCCATTTGATGAAAATCCATATTCTGCTTTAGCACAATACTTTAAAACCGATGAAGGTGTAGAAGTATATCAAACTATTGAAAAGAAACTAAAGTAAACAAAATGTAGGTGAGGCCTGCTTTTGTGGGCCTTAACCTATAATAAAAATATAATGGCAGTAAACGTAAACACAGTATACCAAAGAGTATTAGCTATAACAAATAAAGAACAACGAGGCTATCTTACGCCTCAGGAGTTTAATACCATTGCAAATCAAGCACAGCTTGATATATTTGAGCAATATTTTTATGACTTAAATCAATTTAGCAGAATACCTGGCAATCAAACAGAGTACTCTGACATGGTTGAAATATTAGAAGAAAAGATAAGTTTATTTGAAAAACAAGGCTCAGTAACTAATAACGGAACAACTCTACCATCAGATTTATACAGATTAGGATCTGTATTAACAAACTGCCCTGCTTGTCGCGAAGCAGAACAAATAACCCAAAGAGAATGGTTATATATAAAAACTTCACCAATTTCTACTCCAACAGACGAATATCCTATTTATATAAAAGACAATACTGGAATAAAAGTATATGGTTCTAATAATTCTCAAATAACATCTGGGGTATATGCTAACTATATAAAAACACCAGCTACTGTTTCTTGGGTTGCAAATTCTACAACAGGACTATATCTTTCTAATAGTTCAGTAGATTTTGAATTACATGCTTCCGAAGAAACGGAACTAGTAATTAAAATATTAGCATTAGCGGGTATAATAATAAAAGACAACTCTATTTATGCTGTTGCTAGTGGAGAAGATACAAAAAGTGTACAACAAGAAAAAGCGTAAAACATGGCATTTATAACTCAAACAAATTATCAATATTATAATACTGGACAAAAATTTACAGCAACTGCAAATCAAACTCAGTTTTTATTAACATTAGATCCTCTTCCAACATCAAAATCAAAATTTAATGTTTTTATAAATAATGTTGAGGTTGATGATAACTTATATACATATACTTCAAGTGGTACTAACGCTGGTAAAGTAATATTTTCTGCCGGTCGAGCAGCAGGAGATATTGTTCAAGTTACACTTTCTAATCCTGTTATTGCTGGAAATTACAGATACATATCTTTAAATGATATAGTTGGAAACTTTATGGTATCTTATGTTGGTAAAGATAAAATAATACCTAGAATAAAAAGAACTGATGTTTTATTTCATGCTAAAAGAGGTATACAAGAATTTAGCTATGATATAAGTAAAGTTGAAAAAATACAAGAAATAGAAGTTCCTGATTCATTGGCTATGGTAATGCCGCAAGACTACGTTGATTATGTTCAAATATCTAGAATTGATGCTTTGGGTGTAGAACATCATTTATATCCAGCAAGATTAACTTCAGTGCCTTCAGAATCTATTGCACAAGCTGGTGATTATACATATTTATTTGACGATGATGATAGTCTTTTAAAGCAGACACCCGCAACTCAAACAAGATTTAAACAAGCAGATATGGATAATGTAACTGCTACATTTATTGACGATTCATTAGATGATATAGATAGTTTAAATGCAAGGGCAAATGAATATGGTAGAAGATATGGAATAAATCCTGAGTTAGCAACAAGAAATGGTAACTTTGTTATTGACGAATTAAGTGGGAAAATACATTTTAGTGCTGATTTAGTTGGCAAAGTAATAACATTAAAATATGTTTCTGACGGTATGGGTACTGATGCAGAAATGAGAGTTCATAAATTTGCGGAAGAAGCAATATATAAGCATATAGTGTATGCTGTTATGAGTGCTAGAGCAAATTCTCCAGAATACATAATAGCAAGATACAAAAGAGATAGATTTTCAGCAATGAGAAATGCTAAATTAAGATTATCTAATCTAAATCCACGCGAACTTGCGCAGGTAATGAGAAATAAATCAAAAGTAATAAAACACTAAGATATGCCAGAAATTAAAAATGCTTTTATTAAAGGTAAAATGAATAAAGACCTTGATGAAAGATTGATTCCTAATGGTGAATATAGAGACGCTGTAAATATTGACGTTGACTTTTCAGAAGGTAGTGACGTTGGGGCGTTAAAAAGTATTTTAGGCAATACGCAAAGAGATACAATAAGTTTATCTAATGCAAAATGTATTGGTACCGTAAAAGATATTGAAAATAATAAAATATATTGGTTTATTACATCATCAGCAAAAGATTTAATAGCAGAGTGGGATTATCAAGCAAACACATACGATACAATAATAGTTGACCAAAGTAATATATTAAATTTTAATACTGCTAATTTTATAACTGGAGCAAATGTTATTGATGGTATTTTATTTTTTACAGATAATTTAAATGAACCAAGACAAATAGATATTGAATATTGGAGAGGACAAACTTCTGGGTCAGCTGGAACCAGTTCTGGATTAAGTGCAGAAAGAATTACTGTTATTAAAAAATCTCCATTAGCCGCGCCAACTTTAGAAATGAATAGTTCGGCAAGGGGTGGTAATGGAACAGCGGGTAATACAGGTATATTTATAGACGCAAATTTAGGAACTAGTACTAGCGCAGGTAATTTAGGAACACCTAGGGATTCTGGGTATCAAATTTCTTCATCACAACAAGGCATTAGTAAGTTTAAAGTAGCCGGAGGCGCTGCCACAAACCCCAACTATCAAGCTAATGATGTTGTTATACTAACTCATAAATTTACAGAATCTGATAATACTGTAAAAACAATTAAAGTTAGAATAAAATTAGCGAGTAATTATACACAAGGGAGTGGATCAAATGTAGGTGTTTTTTCAAATGCTGAAATATTAACTATATCTGAAAAAGTTCCTTTGGAAGCTGTACTGTGGACATGTATATTAGAAGAAGAGGAACCATTATTTCAAGAAAAATTCCCTAGATTTGCTTATAGATATAAATACAATAATGGACAGTATTCTTGTTTTTCTCCATTTTCTAACGCTGCATTTTTACCAGACCCAACAGTGGGAGGATTAATAGATGAATCCAATCCTAGTCTTGGAAATACAGGAATAGAATATGATGTGAAAGCGGGATCTAATTTAGCAATGGTTAATAGTCTAAGATCACTAAAGCTAAAAGATTTAAACCACAATATTCATGCTGATGTTGAAGAAATAGATATACTTTATAAAGATTCTGTAGGTACAAATTGTTATTTAGTTGACACTATCAAAAGAAATACCAGCAATGCTTTTCCAAGTCCTTTGGAATTTGAGGTGAAAGATGATCAAATATTTAAAACTTTACCATCAAATCAATTACTAAGATTGTTTGATAGTGTGCCTAGAAAAGCTAAAGCACAAGAAATTACAGCAAATAGATTAATATATGGTAATTATACTGAAAACTTTAATTTAAAAGATTCTAGTAATCCGCCAGCAAATGTAGAGCCTGTATTTTCAGTAGGTATACATAATAGATATAACCCTACTGATTCAAATTATGATGATGTTAAAAAAGAAAGACAATCTATAAAGTCAAAAAGAACATATCAATTTGGTGTTGTTTATATGGATGAGTTTGGTAGACAAACACCCGTGTTAACAAGCAAAACAGGTATTGTAAAAGTTGGTCAAGAAGGAGCTTCTTTTTCAACTAGATTTAAGGCAGCTATAACTTCCAACCCGCCTTCATTTGCAAAAACTTATAAATATTTTATAAAAGAAATATCATCTAAAACACATAACTTTATAGGTGATAGTTTTTATCAAGATAAAGAAGGGTTTATATATGTTGCAATACCATCTGCCGATGTTAACAAAGTAGATATTGACGATAAAATAGTGCTCAAAAAGAAAAGAGGTAATGATATTTCAAATATCACAGAAGAATTTAAAGTATTAGATAAATATACTACCCCACCTCCGTTTTTAGCAAAACCTTTAAAAGAAATATATGTTCCAGATGTATTTGTATTTGGAAAAAATCTTGAACAAGATAGAGATTTACATATATTAAAGCCTGGTTCATCGCCTGTGCCAGGAAGAAATAGAATTACCATTAGCGCAATGTATAAGTTCCAGGACACTAATATTCAAAGTGGTAGTGAAATAGAATCGGACACTGCAGATGGTGTTAGTGTACAGGCCTATTCAAAATTAAATCCAGGCGCAAAAGTAAAATTTGTTACTGGTTCGGGGGAAACTGATGTTTACACAATATCAAATAAAGAAATAGACTTAGCAGATGATAATGATTTTGAATTACATTTTACACAAGAATTTGGAGATGATGTAAAAATTCTTTATGATAATTATGAGCAAGATAAATTATTTAATTCTTCGGGTGCAGCAAATGGAGCAACAATTGTTGGTGGAGATATATCGTTAAACGTTAAATCTAATAGTTATGGTGGTGGGGTAAAAATGGTTATTGTTGATACAGTTGATGAAAGCGGTAAAGAAGAATATCAAGGTAAATTTTTTATAAAAATAAAAAACAATACTAACTTATTAGCAGAATTAAAAGGTGAAGAAGATTTAAATAATTTACAAGTACTAAG